CCCCTCTCCAAACCATCGATCATCCTTAGGAGATTGTTATGAACGTGTTGCCAGCTATCACTGTTGACTTCCTCAATAGGTGTATCGCCAAAGTTATCTTGGCCGCAGTCCATGATGGTTCTATCGACTTGTTGAAAGTTGATTGGGACCTTATGGAGGTTGCGGCCGCGATGCAGCGGCGTGACCTAGAAGAGTTAAAGTACATCAGCGTCAAGTTTGACAAGTGGTTCAATCGCAATCTAACGAGGACTAGGATGGAATGAACCTTAAAGGAGGTGCAATCATGACTGATGAAGAGCTCCAGAAAGAATTACTGGTTACTCAAATCCGCTCGTTGATTGAAGTTTACGTGGAACGTTTCGGGTCTAACCCGTACGTCTCGCTGGACTTTAACCTTATGAGCGTCACTCAACTTGCAACAATTCGTCGCAATTTGCATGAAGCCGTGTACGCACCTCCCCCAAGGTCTCGTTGAGGGGTCTCTTAACCGGTCTCCCGGTTGTCGCTTACGCGACTCCGCATTGCCCATAAGGGATGCGGATGCTGCATAACTAGCAGCGTGCAGGGAGCAGTACAACGCTCCTTCCTGAGGTGCCTATGTCAACTAACGTTAACAGACAGTCTAGTCTTAATCTTGTCAGAGTGGATACTACGAAGTATCAGATCCTTAAGGGGGCGCAATATCTCCCCTGGGCGACTGATTCAACGCAGTCCTTTCCGACGTCGATGACGACTATGTCTCAAGTTCGCGCTGGTACGACTACTACGAACTACTATAAGCGTCTGAGAGAGGGTAACCTTCCTCAGAACCAGTTTCTCTACACGGAAGAGCGCTATGAACCCTTTACTGGGGTATACAAGCAGGTCCAAAGTGTGGATGGTGGCTATTACGCTTATATTATGACGTACGAGAGAACCGGCCTCATCGATAATTTCAAGAGGAGTTCCGGTGCTCAGGCGTTACCCAGCAGTTTGATTATCTCTAACCTTCGCGACCAGGCCATACAGAAGGCGAAGTCCAAGTTGAAAGACCAGGACGTTAACCTTCTCGAGGTTTGGGGCGAAAGACATGAGACGTTGAACATGATGCGTCAGAATATCGATCGCATCGGACGTGCTGCCTCGAAATTGAGGCAACGCGACCTTGCTGGTGCTGCTCAGGCGTTAGGTGTCGGGCTTCGCAGTTCCCGATCACTTAATGGCTTTTCCCAGTCGAAGGCCTTAGCCAATGGCTGGTTAGAGCTACAGTACGGCTGGCGACCTCTGATTTCGGATATCTACGGCGGTGTTGAGTTTCTTCACAAGAAACTTACACAACCAAAGAAGACCACTGTCAGGGTTGTCGGTAGTGCTTCGCTCAACGGAGGGACGTCGACACAGTCCAAGTTCGGAACTCTGAACAAGGGAACGTTGACTGTTACTTCGCAGTACCAAGTGGAGGTAAAGGCTTGCGCCTATTACCATCATTTGAGTCCGACCTCTCATACACTAGCACAGCTGGGTATAACAAACCCGTTGTATCTGTGGTGGGAGCTTACGCGTTTTAGTTTTGTTGTCGACTGGCTGGTTGGAATAGGTGGTTGGCTGTCGTCGCTAGATGCCGCAGTTGGCTTTAGCTATAACGATGGCTGTATCACCACGTTCCAAAAAGGTCATCAACAATGGAATTATTCGCTCCACGGGCCAACTTCACCTGGCTACACTGAGGATATCGAGTACAGCGACGACAGCGAGTATGTGTCATGTCAAAGAGCTGGTCTTACCAACTTTGAGACATACCTGACCTTGCCGGCGTTTAAAGACCCGCGATCCTTAGAGCACGTAGCTAATGCAGTGGCTCTCCTGAAACAAAACCTTAAGAGGTAATTACTATGTCTGCAATCGCAGCATTGACACTGGCTGATGGTGCAACCACGCCGGTAAATCACACGTTCTCCCCCGTCAATATTGACCAGGCTGGCGTCGCGAAATGGGCTGACCGGAGCGGTGGTATTGCTCTCGGTTTCCCTGTTGTCTCGCTGTCGTTGCGTAACCCGTCGAAGACGAGCCGCAACTTCCGCCTGACCGCGAAGGTAGTTACTCCGGTGCTCGAGGTCACGTCTCCGTCAACGGCGACCGGCATTCAGCCGGCTCCGACGTTGGCTTACAACGTGGTTGCGAACATCGACATCACCCTCCCAGAACGTTCGACACAGCAGCAGCGTAAAGACCTGTCTGCATTTATGAAGAACTTTTTGGCCAATGGCGTTATCACTAACGCTATTGAGAACTTTGAATCCGTCTACTAACCTTTCGGTCGGTTGACGCTCGTAGTTAGGGAAATGTCAAAGGAGTCGTTATGTCATCTCAGAGGCATAGCAGCGCACTTGCTTCGCAAGTGCGAACCTACCGCGTTAGCTCGTCAGTTACTGACGCTGCCATTGAAGGCGTCTTATCTGCTCTTGACACGCCCCGTTCGTTAGCATGCTGGCTACTTTATTCTAGTGGCGAGCATGCGCAACTTTCGGAGTTAGAGGTCAAGCCCGAGGATCACGAGTCATTTGTGACCTTTCGGGATGATTACCAGGCGACGAACTTCCTCTCTAAAGCCAACTTTTTATCGTTGGCCGTGAGTAAGAAGGATGCCGCCCTTGCTAAGTTCCGCCAATATGAGGAACTTTGTGGTAAGACAAACGTTCGCTTCAACAACTTATCGTTCGACCCGTTATTTCGCGGGGAGAACGTCTGGCTGCTCAATGCTACCAGACGGAAAATCGATCAGTTGCTGGGTGACTTTTGTCCAGATGAGTTCGTCGACGAGGCAAATTGGGGACCAGGCGTCACAACCCTTTTAAAGGGAAGTGAAGTGGCGTCCTTCAATAAGTTCCATTTTGAAAATGGAATAACGCATAGGTTGTACAACTTCATCGAGCCGTGGTTTCCTACGGCCTATCCACTTTGGACTGAACGTCTTCGAACCTCAGCTAAAATCAGTGAGGGGTTTGTTTCGAGTATGTTCAAGCTTGAGGTGGGAAATGAAGTTATCACTGTCCCTAAGAACTCGAAAACGGATCGTGTCATTGCCGTGGAGCCAGGTATTAACCTCTGGTTTCAGAAAAGCGTTGGCACAATGATTCGTCGTAGATTGCGAAGGGCTGGGGTTGACCTGAATAGCCAACTAAGAAATCAGCAGCTTGCGATGAAGGCTAGTATTTCAAACCATCTCGCAACTGTCGATTTTTCGTCAGCTAGTGACTCCATCAGCTATTCCGTCGTCAGGGAGCTTATCCCAAATCGATGGTTCACATTGATGGATGTCTGTAGGTCACCCGTCGGCAATCAAGACGGCACTCAGATCAGAT